AGCAGGACAAACTACCCAAGAAGAAACAGGAGAATATGGAGATCAGTCTACTTTAGTAGCTTTTATGGGCTACGTTCCTGGGTTTGATGCTTATAGGGAAGTACAGATCCCACAACAGGAAACTTGGTACGAGCCAAAGGCAATCTATGCAGATGTCACAATTTCAGATAACATAGAAGCGTTTTATGGATTAGCAAGAACGAACATTAATACGATGCAAAGTTTAATTAATCAACAACCTAATTTATAGGAGAACAATATGGAATGGTTTAAATCAAAAGCAGGGCAATTAATTGCTTTAGCAACCATCGTAAGTACCTTAGCAGGATTTGGTTATGCGGGGGCAGGGTATGTTAATAGACTGGAAAACTTAGAGAAGAAAATAGGCGGTCTAGGCGAGACAGAAGATGCCCAACAAGTCATAGAACAAAGGTTTGCGACTATTGAAACCGCAGTGGAGTATTTAGAAAAAGAAATTGATGGTATAGTAATTCCTAATAACAACGATAAACTCTCTAATATGAAAGCATCAATCGCTGGTCTAACCAATGACGTAGAAAGAATAATTAGTGATATTGAAAAGTTAGAGAATGGAAATAAAAATCCTTTAGCAAATTAACCATGAAAATAGCTTTGATAATGGGTGTGCTATTGCTTTCTACTGTAGCAGGTTCCGCTTTTTGGGTTAATTCATTACAATCACAGATTGGTACGTTAAAAGGTAATCAACTTATTTTAGAAGCTAAAGTTCAAGAACAAAATGAAGCTATTGAAACTGCTTTAAACAATCAAAAAAAAGCACAAACTCTCATGGCTTCTTTAGAAAAAGAAAAGCAAGAAGCGATGCGTAATGTAAATAAGCTAAGAAAAACATTTGCTAAACACGACTTAGATGAATTGACTTTAGCGAAACCAGAACTCATGCAAGGCAAAATAAACAGGGCATCTAAGCGAGTTTTAGAAAATTTAGAAAAATTAACCGACCCCAACCAATTTGATGAAGAAGTTAGCGATACTACTTAGTTTAGCTGTAGTGGCTTCAAGCTGTTCTATGATGGGGGATAGAGTCAAGCCTGTTTCCGTAACCACTATTGCTAAACAACAGCCAATGTACCATCCACCCCTACCCATGGAAGTGCAAATGGACCCTGTGGACTGGGAAATACTTACACCAGACAGTATGCAGTTATATTTAGACAATTTAGAGAAAAAGGAAGCACCGAGGAGAGCATTTTATACACTGTCCAGTAAAGAATATGAACATTTAAGCATGGATATGGCTGACCTGACCAGATACATTACTGAGATATTGGGAATCGTTAGATTTTACAGAGATTACGACAAACCAGAGGAGGAAAAAGATGAGTGATGCACCAGAGGTTTTTGTTTACAACGCAACAATGGAAAGAGTTATAGACGGTGATGGATTTGTGTTAAGTGAAATAGATTTAGGTTTTAAAGTAAAATTAGCCAATCAATCGGTTAGAATGGCTGGGATTGACGCACCTGAATCTAGGGTTAATACTAAAAGACAACCTGAACGAATTGAAGAAAAAGCGTTAGGTTTAAAAGCAAAAGAAAGACTAAAAGAATTATTAACAGGGGACATAAGAATTAAGTCGTTAGGTCGTGGAAAGTACGGAAGATTGCTCGCTATACCCTACGACTGTAACGGAAATGACATTTGTGCAAAACTTATTGAAGAGGGTTTGGCTGCTCCTTATTGGGGCGGTACAAAAAAAGCAAAAGTCAGAAAAGACGGAACATGGGGAGAATAATATGCAAATATCAGAAGAAGGATTAGCGTTAATCAAAAAGTTTGAAGGTTGTGAATTAAAGGCTTACAGGTGTCCAGCAAATGTTTTAACTATAGGTTATGGACACATCAAAGGCGTTAAAGAAGGCGACCAGATAACCAAGGAAGAAGCAAATTACATGCTACAAGAAGAAATGATTGAGTATGAAGGCTATGTTAACGACATGGTAGATGTGGAATTAAATCAAAGCCAATACGACTCTTTGTGTGCTTGGGTATACAACTTAGGACCTACTAATTTACAAAGCTCTACGTTATTAAAGGTTTTGAATGAAGGAAAATATAACGAAATTCCACAACAAATTAAAAGATGGAACAAGGCTGGTGGCGAAGTCTTAGATGGTTTAATACGCAGAAGAGAGGCAGAGGCTTTATTGTTTGAAGGAAAAGAATGGCACAAGGTTTAGCATGTCAGACAAATACACTATACTTGCTTTAGACACTTATGTGTTTAGGGTTGGGTCGCTACTATGTCACTACCTAGTTACTTAACCCGATTGATTTATGGGTGATATTTCTCTCAAAGATTTTGATATTCTTTCTGAACAAGACAAAGCAGAGGCTGTAGCCTTATTAAGTCGCTATGATCAGCTCGACAAACAAGACGTTTGTCAAAAAGACTTTCTGGGATTTGTCAAACACATGTGGGGTGATACTTTTATTGAAGGTCGGCACCACAGACTAATTGCAGACAAATTTAACAGAATAGCTCAAGGTAAATTAAAACGCTTAATAGTGTGTTTGCCACCCAGACACTCAAAGTCAGAGTTTGCATCAACTTTTTTTCCAGCATGGATGATGGGATTAAACGGTGCTTTAAAAATTATACAGTGTACTCACACCGCTGAATTAGCAGTTCGATTTGGTCGTAAAGTAAGAAACCTGATAGACAGTGAAGATTTCAGACTTATTTTTCCAGAAATTAAACTACAAGCAGACAACAAATCAGCTGGTAGGTGGACTAGCAACATGGAAGGTGAATTCTTTGCTGCTGGTGTTGGTGGTGCTATTACAGGTCGTGGTGCTGACTTACTCATAATTGATGATCCACATTCTGAACAAGACGCTTTATCTCCTAAATCTTTAGAATCTGCGTATGAGTGGTATACATCAGGTCCTAGACAAAGATTACAGCCGGGAGGCACGATAGTCATAGTAATGACACGTTGGAGCACCAAAGATTTGGTTGGCAAGGTTATAAAAAAACAAGGCGATGACAATGCCGATCAATGGGAAGTTATCGAGTTTCCAGCCATAATGCCAGATTCACAAAAACCGTTATGGGGCGAGTATTGGAAGAAAGAAGAGCTTTTATCGGTAAAAGCCTCACTACCAGTTTCTAAATGGAACGCCCAGTGGATGCAAAACCCCACTTCTGAAGAAGGTTCTATTGTTAAGCGTGAGTGGTGGCAAAAATGGGAAGGCGAGGACATACCAGACTACAGTTACGTTATACAAAGTTACGATACGGCTTTTTCTAAAAAAGAAACCGCTGACTATTCGGCTATAACCACTTGGGCTATATTTACAGATCGTGATGACGTAGATCAAATTATTCTGTTGGACGCAAAAAGATTTAGAGTGGATTTTCCTGAATTAAAGAAAATTGCTTTTGAAGAGTATAAATATTGGGAACCAGATTGTGTTTTAATCGAAGCAAAAGCATCTGGAACACCATTGACACAAGAATTAAGGCGTATGGGCATACCAGTTACGGCTTATGCACCAAGCAGAGGGCAAGATAAAATTGCTAGAATGAACAGCGTAGCTCCTATTTTTGAGTCAGGAATGGTTTGGGCTCCAGAAGAAGATTACGCTGATGAAGTAAGAGAAGAAATGGCATCTTTTCCATTTGGAGATCATGATGACTTTTGCGATAGTGCTACCATGGCTCTAATGAGATTTAGGCAAGGTGGTTTTTTATCTTTAAAAGAAGATTATCAAGACGAAGTAAAATTGTTATCCAAGAACAGAACGGTGTATTATTAATGAAAATATATATAACTAGATTTATACACGACACAAAAGAGTACGAAGGTCCTGACATTCATGCTGAAAATGAAAAACAAGCAGAGCTGATAGCTGAATCACAAGGTTTAATTTTAGAAGGCGAGCTTACAGATTTATTTTCTTTGGGTGACGAAACGCGACCTAGAGTGCTACACTAAAAAATTATGGCAATAGACAAAGCATTAGGAACAGAAAACGACCCAGACATTATTGATCAAAACAGGTCAATAGAAGTAATACCAGAGCAATCACAACAAGAACTGATAAGCGATGCTGCTCAAATTTTAGTCAACGAAGAAGAAATCCTTGTAACAGATGAATTACAAGAAGAACCAATGCCACCCATAGAATTTGATTCTAATTTGGTTGATTTTGTAGACGAAAGCGTGTTGAGCAAACTTTCTTCAGACTTAATAAGTTCAGTGTACAGCGACAAACAATCAAGAAGTGAGTGGGAAAAAACTTACACAGAAGGCTTGCAATACTTAGGAATGAAATTTGATGAACAAAGAAGTCAGCCATTTGAAGGTGCTTCTGGTGTAATTCACCCGATTTTGGCAGAAGCTGTTACCCAATTCCAAGCCCAAGCTTATAAGGAAATGTTACCAGCTAAAGGTCCTGTTAAAACAGAAATAGTTGGTGCCAGAACAATAGAAACTGAAAGCCAAGCTGAAAGAGTACAAGAGTTTATGAATTACTACATCATGAACGTAATGCAAGAATACGATCCTGAACTAGACATGTTATTGTTCTATTTGCCACTGGCTGGTTCTGCTTTTAAGAAAGTTTATTTTGACTTAGTAACAAACAAAGCAATATCTAAAT